CAGCTATGTATCAAAATGTTAAATCAAATATAACTGCTTTGGAGATAAGTGCATGATAACTATTATTGAAAGTATATTAAAAATAAAACCAGATGCACAAGTAACTGTATTAGATAATGATATTGATAGAATCAAATGGAGTGATGGTAATCCAACAGATATTACAAAAGAACAAATTTTAGATAAACAAGCAGAATTGCAAACTGAATATGATAATAACCAATATCAAAGAGATAGAAAAAAAGAATATCCCACAATAGAAGATCAACTTGACGACATTTATCATAATGGAGTAGCTGGTTGGAAAAAAACAATTAAAGCAATTAAGGACAAATATCCTAAAGAATAGGAGATTTAATGCAACTATCTAAACATTTTAAATTAGAAGAGTTCGAGAAGTCTCAAACAGCTCAAAGATTGGGTATTAAAAATAAAGCTGGGTCAGGCGAGATAAAAAACCTAACCGATGTGTGTTATGGTGTTTTAGAAAAGGTTAGAGTAAAATACGACAAGCCTGTAATAGTTACATCAGGATATAGAAGCCCTGAACTTTGCGAGGCAATAGGATCAAAAGCTACTAGTCAGCACACCAAAGGGGAGGCAGTCGATTTTGAGGTGATTGGTGTTGCAAATATACAGGTTGCATATTTTATACAAGCTAATTGCGATTTCGATCAACTTATATTAGAATATTATTGTCCTGATGATGATCAAAAGGGATGGGTTCATTGTAGCTTTGTAGAGGGTTCTAATAGAAAACAAGTTTTGACCTTTGACGGAAAAAAATATACAAACGGATTACCTGAAATGAAATGGTCAGGTGGAAAGGTAGTAGAATAATGGCTCTTACTAAAAAACAAAAAAAATTACCAATGGCTTTACAAAAAGCTATTCTAAAAAAACAAAAGAAAAAAAAGAAAGCGAGGAAATAATGCCCTATCATTACGGAGGTGGTATGAAACCAAAAAAAAAGAAAAAAAAGAAAAAAGGTAAAAAGAAAAGATAATGGTTAAAGTAGCCTCTATTAAAAATATTATAAAAGGCCTAACTCCTAGACAGCAAAAAACTATGAGAGGTCACGCAAAACATCACACACTTAAGCATATGCGAACTATGGCTAGATTGATGAGTGGTGCTGGTGGAAAAAGAAAGCGGACATTCGGTCAAGCTCACAGGATCGCAATGAGAAGAAGTGGCAGATGAACGGATTTACAACTTCCTCTACATTAGCTGAAATGATTAACAAGTTTCCAATGAGAAAGAGAAGAAGAAATGTCAAAAAAAAGAAAAAGAAGAAACGTACCAAAAGATAAAAAGACAGGTATTCCTAAAAAATACTTATCAGGTCTAAAAGGCTCAAAACGAACACGAAGAGCTAGACTCATTAAGAAAGTTGCATCTATTTACAAATCAGGTGGCTTCATACCTAGATCCTTACTAAGAAGCAGAACGAGGGCATAATGGCTAGTAGATTCAGAAGACCTTTATCACCTGCTGTCCGAACTGCTTTAAGACGTAAAGCAAAGGCTAAAAAAGGCGTTTCATACTCAACTCTTGTAAAAGTTTATAGACGAGGACAAGGTGCTTTTTTAGGTGCTGGATCAAGAAGAGTCTCTATGGCTGCATGGAGCATGGGAAGGGTCAATTCTTTTCTCAGGGGATCTAGAAAGCACGATCTTGACCTTCGCAGAAAAAAACGTAAAAGGTAAATATGGCAACAGCAAGTCAAAAAAACAAAGAGCAACTGATCCGTATAGAAGGTGAGATAGCACTTTTGAAACACGAAATACAGACTATTCGTGGAAACCATCTTGCACATTTAGATCAAAGAGTTTCTCGAATGGAAAAAGTTATGTGGTCTATTTGTTTAATTGCTGTCACGCATCTACTTTACACAGTCCTTAACTAAATTTGCTTTTATTCACAATTCGCCTTATAGTAGATTTCTATGAAGAGGATATTAGTTATTAGTGATCTGCATTTGCCATATCAACATCAAGATTCATTTAGTTTTTTAAAAGAAATTAAAAAAGAATATAAGCCTGATTTCATAATTAATATTGGTGATCTACTAGACTTTCATGCAATCAATATGCACACCCATGATCCTGATCTTTACTCAGCAGGAATGGAGCTTGATAAATCAAAAGAATACATAAAGGAACTAGAGTCCATGTTTCCTAAAATGATAGAGGTAGATTCTAATCACTCTAGTTTAGTTTATAGACGAGCTTTAAAATATGGAATGAGCAGACAATTTCTAAAACCATATGGCGACTTTCTTGGAACTAAAAAATGGAAGTGGGTCGATGATTTAACTATTACTATGTCTAACGGACAAAGGTGTTTTTTTACTCATGGCAGAAGTGCGGATATTTTGAAGGTATCACAAGCTATGGGTATGTCAGCAGTACAAGGCCATTATCATACTAAGTTTGTTATATCTTGGTGGGCTAACCCTGATAACCTATTTTTTGGTATGAATGTAGGTTGTATGATCAATCAAAAAAGTCTTGCTTTTGCATATGCCAAAAACTTTAAAACAAGGTTCATTTTGGGTTGTGGAGTAATAATTGAAGGAATACCACGACTTTTACCTATGGTCTTGAATAATAAAGGCAGATGGATTAATAAGCTAGTATGACCATCAAAAAAGACCCTCCTGAGAGCAAAATAAAGCCTTTTAAGAGGCGATCAGCACTAGATAAGCAAATAGGGGGCAGTCATTACAAATCGAAGTCTGTGGGCGGTATAGACCCCATACAATTGATTGTAGCTCATAATCTAGATTTTATTGATGGTAATATAGTCAAATATGCAGTAAGAAAAAAAGATTATGAAAGCAATAGAGAGAGATACGAGAAAATCAAACACTATTGCGAGTTGGCATTGGAGTTAAAATGTGGTTCACGTTAGGAAGATTAGCTCTTAAAACAGGAGCAGAAATATATAAAAACAAAAAACGTGCAAAACTTTTAGAAAGTGAAGCAGAAGTTAAGCATTTAGAGAGAGCTGTAGCTGGTGAGGTCGAGCTACAAAAAATAGTACACAAAAGACAGGAATCAGATTTTAAGGATGAATTTTGTTTGATTTTGCTCTCACTTCCATTGTTGATACTAGCCTATTCTGTATTTTTTGGCGACCAGGCATTGCAAGAACGAGTCGATTATTTTTTTATGAAGTTTGAGAATCTTCCTTTATGGTATCAAGGATTAGTAATAGGTGCTTTTTCAACTATACTCGGTATTCGTGGAGTAAATACTTTTAAAAAAAAATAATTACCTAACCTTTAGATTGTGTTAAGATTATTCAATGAACGTAAAAGATTATATTTATTGTGAAGCACAATTCTTTTTTGCACCTTTAGAGAAAGACGAACCTTTAGGCAAAGCAATATCTATATCCTTTATTGATATCTTTCCTAAATTTGATCATAAAGAAAAAATACTTAAAAATTTTGAAGAGAATGGCCTGGTGCTATTAGACTATGAAATTACTTACAGGCCAATGAAAAATAGTGAACTTAATGACTATGAACTAGAAAACGTCACTAAACATTAAAATATAATAGCACCTAATACAAAACCAGCTACAAAGCATATCCACTCTCGTCTGTAGTGAAGCTCGATAGCTTTCCAGTCGCTTTTTGTTTTTCCAAATATCATCATAACCTCTCCTTACCAAATAATTGAAGCTCTCTTTTTAACTCTGATTGTAAAAGAGATATTTCAGTATTTTTATTATTATATGATAATTTAGAAGATAGATAGTATTTATCAGCATTATCTACTAAGGTTTTTGCAGTTAAATATTCTTTATCTTGCATTATTAATACTTCTATTTCTTTTTGAGACCTTTTTACTACGTCGTTTTTAAGCTCTAGGTATTTTTTAGCATATACCTGTTTTAGCTCAGTCTCTCTATCTATTTTTAGACCATACCACTTATTGTAAGTAGCTGATAAGTCTTGAAGCTCTCTCATCAACTCACTTACATTTAAGTGTAGATAATCTTCAGAATGGGATCTTGTCGTCAAGTTCTTCCTCCTGCTCGTTATTCATCATTTCCCTGTCTATTTTTTCTAAATCCTCTTGAGTTATAGGTTTAGCATTATCAGGAGCAAATGATTGAGGTGCTACTGCTGGAACTGACTCGGCAACAGTTTTAAAACCTGCACCTATATTGCCTCGTTTTTGATATGGTCTTTTTAACCTAAATACTTCAATTAGTTCTTCGTCAGCTCCGTACTTAGGAGTCTTGAAAGGTTGTTGAATTACATATTCCTTTGACATTTCCCAACCTTGCTGCACGTAATTTTGTATTTGCGGTTGATTATACCAATCCATCGGCATTTGAGATGGTTTAAACTTCCTGCTAGTTACACTGCATTTATAAACTATCTCAGTTAGTTTTCTCTGATATTGGGCAATCGGTGCTTTCATACCAGTCGCATATATGTTGTTCGACTTACAAGCTATATATGGGTCTTTGCTTTTCTTTTGCATATTTTACCTTTTTTTTAGTTGTTGTTTATATTTTTTTGTCTGTTCTTCAAATAACTTACATGATTTGTAAGCAGACAATAATCCTAAAAAAGCTCTGTGGTGCTGCGTTTTACTTACCACTCTTCTTACCTCTATTTTAGAGCCGTCTTTAGGAAGTCTTACAATACACATACGATCAATTTTTTTTCCAGTTTGTTTTTCATATGCATATTTATATCCATGTACTTGGTGGAAGGCAGACACAAAAATACCATTGCTAGTTTTTATGTCTATCAACCAAACCAAGCCTTCTCTGTCTTTTGCTAATAAATCAAGTGTACCTGCAAACCCATCAGGCAAGAATACTATTTTTTCAGAAGCAATTAACGTGAAGCCATTATCGTTCCACCATTTAACGAATTTATGAAAGCAGTCTTTTATTACAGGGTCGCTTGGTTCTTTATATGAAATACCTTTGACAAATTTCTCACATAATCCATGCACTATTTTACCTGTAGAAAAAACGTTTGTTTGTTTTTCATTTGCTCTAGACTCAGCTCTATCAAATATTTTTTGTATTATATCATCTGACAAATGCTCCTCTAGCTGCACTCTAATATTATCTTTTGTTTCTTTAACTTTCCAATTTAGCAGTGCTGGTTTATTTAACATATCTAAAATAGTTGAAACCCCTATTTGATACTCACCATTTACTAAATATTTATGAGATGCATCTTTAAAGGTCATATTATAACCATTTTCTAATTTTATTGTTTTATCAGGCATTACCACTCCTTCCTGTGTTTAATTGGTTTTAGTAACCATTTTATTGTTGTGCTTAGTGTTGTTGCTAATTGATTTAATCGCCAGGTAGATAGCTCGTTATCACCTTTCTCGTACTTTTGCTGCTGTTGAAATGTTACATTTAAACCTCTTGCAACTTTTGACTGACTCATACCACGAATCACTCTACCAAGTTTAACTCTTTTACCAAGCACCTTGTTAAAGTTATCCCTTGATTTGCCATTCATATGATATTTGTTTTTAGCGACCTCAAGCTCCTCTTGAGCCTTCTTAACTTTTAGTTTCCATACTTTCTGTCTCACTTATCCTCCTTAATTTAAAATATTGTGATTGCGACCTTCCATGCATTTTCTATACATATGCGTGTAAAGAGTCTCAGCTTTAGGATTAGTTATCCAAAAGTTAATACGTCTAAACTTGCTAACTTTCTTCTCACTATCTTTAGCCTTCCATTCACAATTGTGTAAATCGTAATCTATGTTTTGTGCGTTTGATTTTTCAAACTTTGATACTCCTACTGTATCTACAATTGGTGTGTATTTACTGCACCCTTGCGTTAGGGTCAAAAGAACCCCTATCATCATTATCCTTTTTAACATTTTGTTTCCCTTCTTAGTTTATGTCATTACTTTATATCCCTGCAACTTGAAAGCTAACTTTTTTCTCTGTTCCCTTTTAGCAATCAACTTTCTCTCAATACTTTTCTCTTGCTCTAATATTTTAAAGTATTGGTTACTTTGCTTGAGATTTTTTATCGTATTTATTTGTGGCATTTGCCCTCTCCGTTAAAAAGTTAGTTACATGATTTCCTAAATAACTAACCTCGTTGTTAACAACACTAGCAAGTGTTGTATTTGGTTTATATTTACCAAATCTCTTTTTAAAGTATTTAGGCCAGTCTTTAGCCTTACCTTTAAATATTGAAATTACCTGAACCATAAGCCTCCTAATTTAAATACCCTGATACAGGTGTTTTTTTATCGTTTTCCAAAATTTCACTTAAGAAACCAAAGTGGTTGTCAAAAGTAGCTTCTAATCTTTTTGGAATATTAAAGTAATTGTAAACAACTCTTTGAAAATTTGTGTCTTTCAAATATTGCTCACTACCTTTGTTAAAAAAGAACCTTGTATTTTTATGCTTCCAAGCACTTGGAAAGGTATCTTTTACCTCACTAGCTGTTAACTCGTTTGTCATTGGTGCATATACAAACAAAAGTTCTGTGTATTTTTTAGCCATTTAATTCCTCCATTTCTAAATCTAACTCTGATTTGTTAGGAAGATAGTGTAATAGTACTCTATCGCTTTCAGTAAGTTCACTCCAAACTGCTCCAGCGGTATTTCCATTTTTAAAAACGATAACAACATAATCAAGACTCTTTTCTAAAGAATAAGAGTCTAATTTTTGAAGTACATCGTTTCTACTTGTTATGCCTTCTTTTTGTAGAATACTTTTTTTAGTACTCATAGTTTCCTCCGTTAGTTTTTTTATTATCCATGACTAAGTCGTACCTGAGTTGCAATTGTTTGTAAAGCAAAATAAAGCGTTGAGTTGTACTTTATATATGTAAAAACCTAGTAAAATGGCCATTTTTAGCCATATATACACAATATATAGTTGCATTTATACTTGTTAATTGAATTATTACTAAAAGATTGTTAAAAGGATTAAAAAGGGTTATTACTGAGTCGAGGAACTTTTTAGTTAGTTTTTCATTAATTATCCTTTTTGTAAAAAACGTAAAAAGTGGTGGCCTTGCTCCCTCAAGGCCACCCTCGAAAGGATAAAATGATAAAAGTAGAAGTAACTAAAATATGGCTAGGCAAAGTATCAGTTAGGGATTATGTCTATAAAAAGGCACTTAAAACCAAACAATCTCTAGGTATTACGCATGGCAAGGAGTTTATGATAATTCCTTATGAAAATCTAAAAAAGGCCAAGCAGTACACTGACACCATAATTCAATCAAAGTTTAATAATAAAAAATATAGACTAGTAGATTTTGATTGGAAGCCTTATAAGGAAGATAATCCAAATCAAGGCAAATTATGGCAAAATACAAAACCAAATCTGAACGAGACTACATGAGCAGAGTTGCGGATCTAGGATGTATCTGCTGCGGTCAACCTGCGGAACTTCATCATCCAAGATCAGGCATGGGTATAGGACAAAGAGCTAGTCACTTTGATGTAATTCCATTATGCCCAACTCATCACAGACATGGCAAAGTATCAATCCATTTAGGTAAGACCCAATTTGAACGAACATTTGGAACTGAAAAAGTATTACTTAAAAAAGTAAAAAAGGCTTTAGTTGAAAAACAAAAAATGGAAAGTTTTTTATTTGATGTTGCTAACAACACACCAAACGAGGATCAATTTGAATGAGTTATAGATCAGGATATTTTTTGGCCTTCCGTAGTATTTGGAATCATCCAGCTTTTAAAAACCATATTGAACGAGGTGTTTGGTTGTATATGGTTTCTAATGCATCCCATAAGGATAAGGAGTTAAAGTTTATGGAAAACCCTGTATTTGTAAAACGAGGTGAGCTTATTTTTCCACTTCGCAAAAATGCAAGTATTTGGAAAATGCCATATTCTTCTATGAGATCCCTGATACAAAGGTTGAAAAAAAAGAAAATGATAGAGGTAAGAGTAGCCACTACTCGACCACATCATAACCACCCTTACAGGTCTGTTAGTATAATTTCGATAGTAAATTACGATAAATTTCAGCAGTTCGATTTGACTCCTGACCAGCTCAAGTCCACCTCGAGTGCATTACTAAATAACAATCTAAGTAATAATACTAATCTTATAGGATCAGCAAAGGATGGGGATAATGGGTATAAGTTAGTTGGGACATGGGGTCATGAAGATATTGTGGAAAAAGATGGAAAAAAATATAGAAGGCATAAGTGGAAAAAAATTCCAATGATTCCAGTATAAAGTGTCCTCAATGTAAAGGCACAGGCTTTTATAGGGTGGATTATAATTTAACAAGAGAAGAAACACACGCAAGATGCGAGGATTGTGATGGCAAAGGCAAACTTGAAACGGAAAGTAAGAAAAAAACGATATAAACACGCAGTTATTAATAAAAGAAAATATTACTTTTATAAAATAACTTGGAGTGATATCTTGGGCGACAGTTCTCATAACTCAGCAGAGGAGTTTGACAAAATGAAACCTGCTGTTATGGTAACTCAGGCATATGTCTATAAAAAAACTAAAAACATATTACTTACCTTTAGTTCATATGATACAAGCGACGAGGTCTTTTCTGATCGCAATGCTTTTCCTATCGGATGTATTGTTAAGCTCGAAAAAATCACTTTATGAGAATACAGCAAATAGATATTAATCTTGTAAAGCCATATTCAAACAATCCAAGAAAACTTACTCCTAAAGCTATTGAGAAAGTAGCTCAGTCATTAAAAGAATTTGGTTTTAGACAGCCGATAGTTATTGATAAAAATAGTACAATAGTTGTAGGTCATACTAGATACCAGGCCTCACGTAAATTAGGATATAAAACTATTCCTGTAACAATAATAGATAATTTAACACCTGAACAAGTAAACGCATATCGTATAGCTGATAATAGAACTAATGAAGAAGCTGAGTGGGATGACGAGTTATTAGCTTTAGAAATAAAAGAATTAGAAATGAAAGATTTTAATCTTGAGCTTACAGGTATGGATAAACCTGAGGTTGATCAAATACTTTTTGCTGAAAAACAAGGGAATGCTGATGACGATGAAGTTCCTGAAACTCCTGAAGAGCCTATAACAAAGCCTGGTGATATTTGGCAACTTGGTAAACATAAAATTATATGCGGTGATAGTACGTCTGCTGAAACTTATGAAAAACTATTAAATGACAAAAAGGTAGACTTATATTTAACAGATCCTCCTTACAACGTAGATTATGTTGGAAAAACAAAGGATGCACTTAAAATACAAAACGACAAACAAAGCGATGAGCAATTCCAGGAATTTTTAAAACAAGCATTCACGAACTCTACAAACTATTTAAAATTAGGCGGATCATTCTATATATGGCACTCTGATAGTGAAGGGTTACTATTTAGATTAGCTGTAAACGACTCAAATCTAAAATTAAGGCAAACTCTGATATGGTCTAAAAATAGTATGGTTATGGGGAGACAAGACTACCAATGGCAGCACGAACCTTGCTTATATGGTTGGAAAGAGGGTGCGTCTCATACTTGGTATTCTGATCGTAAACAAACCACTATTTTAAACTTTGACAGGCCAACCTCATCTAAACTCCATCCTACTATGAAACCTGTTAATTTATTGTCCTATCTGATAAATAACTCAACAAAGCAGGAGGATATAGTATTAGACTCATTTCTAGGTTCAGGCAGTACTTTGATAGCCTGTGAAAAACTACAACGTATATGCTATGGAATAGAACTAGACCCTAAATATTGTGATGTTATAGTAAAAAGATGGGAACAATGGGCAAACGCAAAAGCGACAAAAATATGAACAAATCACAATCTAGCCACAAAGCAGTTGGTAGACCTAGAGTAAAAATAGATTTAGATATATTAGGAAACTTAGCCTCGATTGGTTGTACTCAAGAGGAAATAGCAAGTGTAGTCGGTGTATCTGCTAGAACATTACAACGTAATTTTGCCGAAATTATAGACAGGTTTAAAAACAAAGGTAAGGCTAGTCTTAGAAAAAAAATGTGGGATAAGGCTATTAAAAAAGATAATACCAATATGCAAATATGGTTATCTAAAAATGAATTAGGCATGAAAGACAGATCTGTAAATGAAACTATTACAGAGCCTCTTCCACTTATAATCGAAGCTGACTCTGAGATCATAGATGGCTAAAAAAAGACCTTTATTCGGTGTATCTAATTATATCAAAAGAACTCGTAAAAAAAGACCTGGAAGGCACTCTAAAAGACCTAATAAAAATACAAAAGAATTTCATAGGAAACGCTACAGGGGTCAAGGTCGGTAGATGAAACGATCTAACTTCTATCCAAATGGTGAGTTTATACCCTACCAAATGCCTCAGGATTTCAGACCATCGCAAGGTAGAGGTAGCTGTGGTAATTGCGGTATGTTCTCTCAACGTCATATGTTTTGCGGAGTCTTCCGTACAAGAGGAGTCAAAGATACTTACGTTTGCAACAAGTGGCGACCTAGACATTTTAGAAGATGAAATATCTATATATCCTTTTGTTATCTGCGTCAGTGGAGGGATATTATAAAATAAAACTAGATAGAGATCATAAATACACCTGTTTTGAACAAGCTGATATTTGGATTGAAAATAATGCTACTCACACTTGGGAAGGTCAACAAGGCTACTACTTAAACAGATCAGGTAAAAAAGAATTAGTTTTTGGTGCGTATTGTGATAATAAATAGATATGGCTAAATATAGAGGTAGAACAGTAAAGCTAAACAAAGTTCAACGTGGCGATGTTAAAAAATTTAAAGTATTTGTTAGAAATAGAAGAACAGGCAGAGTTCAAAAGGTAAACTTCGGTCAGAAGGGTATGAGTATAGGCAGAAACGATCCTGCTAGACGTAAAAGTTTTTTTGCTAGGTTTAGACCTATTTTAGCAAAAGTAAGAGGACAAAAGAGTTTATCACCTGCTTTTTGGGCTATGAGAACTTGGCAAAAAGGTTTCAAATTATGACAAAGCGACTTAACCTCTCTGAAGACACAGGTATTCAGCTCCCTGCTAAAAATTTAATTACAATTATCGGTGCGTGTCTTGTTGGAGCCTGGTTCGGTTTCTCAGTTATTGAACGTATCAATGTTTTAGAAACTCAAAATAAACTGAACTCAAAAGATATAGAAATGAACACTGAGTTTAGAATTAAGTGGCCTTTAGGTGAGCTTGGTAGTTTACCAGCGGACTCTGAGCAGTTCCTTCTTATCGAGGATTTAATAAAGGATGTTGAAAAAATACAAGAGCAGATGGAGTCTATGATGCACAATAAAGTTAATATACAAAGGTTGCAAAAAGATGTAGATAAAATTATGGAGCAACTAGAAGTAGTTAAAGATAAAGTTCGAGCAAACGGAGGTCAAAAATGATTGAAACAGTCGTAGCATTATTAATGTTTTTAAAAGGAGATATTGTAGAACATACTTATAAAGAAAAGATGTCAGACTGCCTCAAGTCAAAAAGAATAGCCGAGAGGGAAGTTCGACCAGACAGGGTTCAGTTCTCTTGTAAAAAAGTAAAAGCTCAAACAGAAATTTATATGGGAGCAAAAAAAATTGTTAAGATTGTTACCTTAAGCAAGTAATTTATTTTATGAGATATTATGAAATTTATATTAGTAATTATTATGTGTTCAGGATATCAGGGGATCTGCCTTGACCCTCACACTTTTCCAAAAAAGTATGATGACGTTTATTCATGTCTTATGGATGGATATCAAGAATCTATTGATAAAACAAAAGAGCTAGGTAGAAAAGAAGTCAATAAACATAAAATATTTATTAAGTTTGATTGTTATGAAGATAAAACTTACAAGTCCGCAGTATCAGGTCAGTCACTCCAACAAGCGATTCAGAGTTCTTATAAGCGGTAGAAGGTTTGGTAAAACTTTTTTAACAATAGTTGAAATGATGAAACAGGCAGCTATACCAAATCAAATTATATGGTATGTAGCTCCTACTTTTAAAATGGCAAAAGAAATATGCTGGAGTGATCTAAAACAAACTTTAGCAAAATATAATTGGATTGAGGATATAAACGAAACTACTCTTACTATCAGAATTAGGAAAACAAATAGTATTATATCTCTAAAAGGTGCAGAGAACTTTGATAGCTTACGAGGAACAGGTTTAAATTTTTTAGTATTAGACGAGTTTGCTGATATAGATAAACGTACTTGGTTTGAGGTATTACGTGCTTCTTGTTCTGATAAAGAGGCAAAGGTTTTATTTACAGGAACTCCGAGAGGCTTTGGTAATTGGAGCTATGAGCTTTATTTAAAAGGAAAGCAAGATCCTGAGTGGGAGTCCTTTCAATATACGACTCTGCAAGGAGGGATGGTAACAAAAGAAGAATTAGATCAAGCTAAACAAGATGTCGATATTAGAACCTTTAGACAGGAGTTTGAGGGAACTTTTGAAAATTACGCAGGAGCTGTCTATTATAACTTCCACCCTGTAGAGAGTGTAGTAGATTATAAAATAGACTGGAAAAAACCCTTACATATTGGCATGGATTTCAACGTAGATCCGATGTCCTGTGCTGTAGCTCAAATTGATAGAGATAGAATATATTTTGCAGATGAGATAATTATATACTCATCAAACACCGATGAGATGTGCCAGGAAATAAGAGACAGATATGGTTCTAAAGCACAAATATTTATATATCCTGATCCAGCTTGTAGACAACGTAAAACAAGTGCAGGTGGCAGAACAGACTTATCTATATTACAAAATGCAGGTTTTACAGTTAAAGCAAAACTCAAACATACTGCTATACGAGACAGAGTTAACAATGTAAATTCAAGACTTAAAGATTCTAATGGGCATAGAAATATTTTTATTAGCAAATCTTGTAAAACTATTATAAAAGGATTACAACGGCAGGTATATAAGGAAAACACTAATATTCCTGATAAAGAGGAGGGTTTCGATCATATGAACGATGCGGTTGGTTATCTAGTCGATTATGTAAAACCTTTAACTTTAAAAAGTCCTATTAGTGATCCGCAACGATGGAATATAAAAGGTAAACATGGCTTACAGCAAAGACGAGGCACTCGATACTCATAAGGATTATAAAGAAACTATAACCTTGTGGGAGTATTACATTAGAAGTTATAATGGTGGCTATGATTATACTGTCGGTCAATATTTAAACAGATACAATTTAGAATTAGATAACGAGTTTAATCAACGACTTGGAAACACTCCATGCGATAACCATTGTAAAAATATTATACAAATATATTCATCGTTTCTATTTAGAGTAAAACCATCTAGAAATTTTGGATCAATGATCAACGAGCCTAGTTTAGAATCATTCTTAAAAGATGCTGACCTCGAAGGAAACAATTTTAATAGTGTTATAAAACAAGCTCAAAATTATGCGTCTATCTATGGTCATTGCTTTATGATTTTAGACAAACCAAATATCCAGGCAAGAACAAGGGCAGATGAGCTAAACCAGGAAATAAGACCTTACCTTTCATTAGTAACACCTGAAAACGTATTAGATTGGAATTTCAAACGTGAGGTAAATGGAAAGTATTATTTAGACTACTTAAAAATACGTGAGGAAGTTGATAAGGATGGAGGAAGTTATTTTAGAATATGGTATCCTGATAGAATAGATACTCTTTATCAAAAAGATCAATTAGAGCCTCAAGTTATAGATACTGCCGATAATCTGATTGGCAAAATACCAGCAGTTATTTTATACAATTCCAAATCGCACAAGCGTGGACTTGGTCAATCAGATCTTACAGATATCGCAGACTTGCAGAAAGCTATTTACAACGAATACTCTGAAATAGAACAACTTATTAGATTAACAAACCATCCATCATTAGTAAAAACTCCAAGTGTAAATGCTAGTGCAGGTGCAGGGGCAGTTATAGAAATGCCTGAGGAAATAGACTCAAATTTAAAACCATATTTATTACAACCTTCAGGAGCTAACTTACAATCTATTATGGATTCAATTAGGCACAAGGTTGAGGCCATAAATAGAATAGCTCATACAGGGGCTATTAGAACTACCAAACAACAAGTTTCATCAGGTATAGCTCTGCAAACAGAATTTGAATTATTAAACGCTAGACTATCTGAAAAAGCGGACAATTTAGAAATAGCAGAAGAGCAGCTATTTAGATTATATGCTCAATTTCAAAATACTACTTTTGATGGTGAGATAAGCTACCCTGATTCGTTCAATATTCGTGACTACGCCACTGACATTCAATTTTTCTCAATGGCAAAAGCTATGAATTTACAATCACCAACGTTTAATAAAGAGGTAGATAAAGAAATAGTAAGAACAGTTATTGATGATGACGATACTCTAAACCAGGCCTTTGAAGAAATAGATGGCCAAGCAGAGGTGGGTCAGTTTACGCAAGATGAAGTTCAAGAAGAGAATGTTGAAGAGGAGGAGGTATAAAACCCCCTCCACTTTTTAGTTAGTCTTTAATTATTTTTTGGTGATATTAAAGCGATAGAGTTAGGTCTTTTTGATTCTTTTGATCTAACCATCATCGTTAAAATATCTTCAAAAGCAAAATAGCAATAAGTATCGTTATTAACTAATACTCTATACCATTCACCTTGATGTTCTAATTTACCTCTAATGCAAATAGATGTAACAAAGTGACCATCTGCATTTAGTTGGTGGCCAACTGAACTCCAATAAACTCTTACTTCTTTTCCAACAAAGAATTTATCAATCAAAGCTAAGTTAACATCTATGCTGTTTGCACCAATGACACTACCTTTTAAAGGAAGAGGATTCATTTTTTTATCCTCAAATGCAACAAGTGGCATATTCATATAATTACCTCCTTTCTATGATTTATATTTTTCATAACTCATTATACCAAATCGACTTTTACACTTATGGCCTAGAAGTTAGTAAAGTGAATTGTGTCCGTAAATCAACCGCATAAACAAAAGGCAAAAAAAGTGAAAAAAAGACTTTTTGGAAAATTTAAAGTTTCGTGATAAGTAATTTTTATGGCTGATAAAGTAAGACAATTCACAATATATCGAATCAAAAATTTAGATAGAGCAGAGCAAGAATACTACCAAACATTACAAAGGACTCT